AAGTACAATGGACCAGTCCATTGAATATTGTAATTACCAGTAAGTACGTTTCCTCTTGGTGAGTTTAAAGCAGGTGCATTATAACCAGCAGGTTTCAATATATCACCTTTTTTAAAGTGTTTAAAATCTTCTTTTACAATAAAAGCAAAAACAGTGTTTCCTTGTACAACCTTAATGTATTTTTTACCGTGATTTACTTTTGTTTTACTGTCATACGTCTTCAATTCAGTATCCCCATGTGAACCAGGTACTATTTCTTTTTTTCCATTAGAAGTATGGAATCTCTCATAGTCTTTTTTAGCACAATTCATCATTATTTTAATACCTTCTTCAATGTTTTTAGCAGTATAATTTACATTTATCATAGTGTTTTCCTTTTGTTTGTTTTATAAGTATAATTTACACGAAAAAGTCAAGTTCCTCAAGCAAAAAATGGTGAAAATTGTCCGATTCTTCCGTAACCCCTCGGCATTCTGGCGTGTATAGAACAAAATGTGAACAAAAACCCTTTATTTTACTCATTTTTTCCGTAAATTTGCCGATTCCTATAAATAGATTCGAATCATTCCCTATAATTTTAGAAAATAAACTTGAAAATTGCGTTGAAAAACACAAATTAACAAGGAACCATTCATGGCCGAAGAAAATAAAAACATCCTAGAAAGACTTGAAGAAAAAATTGACAATTTAGAGCAAAGAATTGAAGAAATTGAGTCAGTTTTAGAAATTGAAGCGCCACAAGATGAAGATTTTGATGAAGATGATGATGATAATAATGATGAAGATAAAGACTAAATAATAGTATAACTTTAGGCGCCTTTTTTTAAAGGCGCCGTAAAGAAAGGACACTAAAATGGCTAAAAATGACGAAGGTACAGAATTGTGTAGCGATTGCAATGCTCCTCAGCATTGTAATAATGTAAATACACAGGACAATTGTGATGATTGTAGATGTGCTGAATGTGTAGAATAATATAATAAAGGAATCATATAATGGCAAAAATGAGAATGTACAAATTTTGGAATGTAGCAGGTGAAGAAAAAGAAAAAGAAGCTTTGAGTTTAAAAAAGGCAGTAATGTCTGTTCAAAACGACTATAAAGATGATAAATTTATAAGTGTTGAATATATTAGTAAAAAAGGCAAATCAATAACAGACACAGTTAAAATACCTATGGGTAGAAAAATCAGACAGGCAATAGTTATTGAAAAACGAAGAGCTGAACAAAAAGCAAAATTAGAAGCAAGAAGAAGAAGTGCGTAATGCCAGCAATAAGCAGACAAGGTGATAGTTTAAGTACAGGTCATATATGTTCAAGTACGACAACTTTAGCAACACCTCTACAATCAACAGTAAGAGCAAATAGTATCTTAATATCGGTTGTAGGAACCCCAACTGTTGCACATCCATTTCCCCCAAATCCTCCATGTGCTAATCATGTAGCAAATTTAAATGCAGGATCAAATACAGTTAGAATTAATAGTATACCTGTAGGTCGTATTGGTGATAGTGCAGACGCAGGTGCAATGACATCAGGTTCTTCTAATGTCTTTAGTGGATAGTGTATAAATATTAGCACTATGGCACTATCTAACTATGACGCACAAAGCACTAACAATTCAAAAAGATCAAATAGAACATACAGCGATCTAAATTTGAATTTTACAAGAAATCCTGCAACAAGTGATGTTGCAAGATTGACAGATGTTGAGGCAGTAAAAAGATCAGTTCGTAATTTAATATTAACAAACAGATTTGAGAAACCTTTTCATCCTGAGATTGGTTCAAGTGTTAGAGATTTATTGTTTGAAAATATTAATCCACTAACTGCTGTGTTATTACAAGATAGAATAGAAGAAGTTTTAATAAACTTTGAGCCAAGAGTAAATATAAATCAGATTATCGTACAAGATGATATAGCAAGAAATCAATATAAGGTAACAATTTCTTTTTATGTTTTAAATAGACCTGAACCAGTTACCATAACAGAATTTTTACAAAGATTAAGATAAGATGGCAAGTAAATTAAATATATCACAATTAGATTTTGATAATATCAAAGCAAATTTAAAAAGATTTTTATCACAACAAAATACTTTTAACGATTATAACTTTGAAGGATCAGGTATGTCTGTTCTATTGGACTTACTTGCTTACAATACTCACTATCTTTCTTATAACGCAAATATTTTAGCAAATGAAATGTACATTGACACAGCTGACTTACGAAACAGCATTGTGTCTTTGGCAAAGGCATTAGGTTATACACCTAATTCACCAAGAGCACCAATGGCAGATTTAACCATTGTTGTTAATGGTGCTTCAGGTTCTTCTTTAACAATGGCTGCTGGTACTAAGTTTCAAACAACTGTAGATAATTTAACTTACAATTTTGTGACAACAGACTCTACAACAATTTCGCCAGTTGACAATGTTTATACTTTTTCAAATGTAAAAGTTTACGAAGGTACATATGTAACCTATCAATATACAGCAAATACCTCAGACTTAGATCAAAGATTTTTAATTCAATCAGCAAATGCTGATACAACAACTTTATCTGTTCAAGTACAAAACAGTCCTACTGATACAACAATTAATACTTACACAAAAGCAACTTCAATTACAGAATTAGATAACACATCAAAAGTTTATTTTTTACAAGAAGCTGAAGATGGTAAATTTGAAGTTTATTTTGGTGATGATGTAATTGGTAAAGCACTTGAAGATGGTAACGTAGTTATTTTAAAATATGTGGTTACAAATAAAACAAATGCTAACGGTGCTAGTTCATTTACTCTTTCAGGTAACATTGGTGGTTTTAGTGATGTAACCATAACAACAAATTCAAATGCAGCTAATGGCGCTGAAGCTGAAACAAAAGAAAGTGTTAAGTTTAATGCACCTAAATCATATTCTGCTCAGGACAGAGCGGTTACTGTTGAAGATTATAAAGTTAAAGTAAATGAGTTATATGCAAATGCAAAATCTGTATCTGCTTGGGGTGGTGAAGATAATGATACACCTTTTTATGGTAGAGTTTATATTTCAATCAAAGCAAAATCAGGTTCTAATTTAACTCAAACAACTAAAGATGATTTGGTTACTCAATTAAAAAAATATTCAATTGCTTCGGTTACACCAGTAATTGTTGATCCAGAACAAACAGATATTTTATTAACTTCTAATGTTAAATATAACGAGCAGTCAACAACTAAAACTACTGCAACATTAAAAACTGATATTACCAATTCATTAACAAATTATAATGATAATACGTTAAATCAATTTGATGGTGTGTTTAGATATTCAAAAGTTTTAGAATTAATTGATGACGCTGATACAAGTATTTTATCAAATATAACAACTTTGAAAATAAGAAAAACATTTACGCCAACTTTAAATAGTGCAACAAATTATACAGTTTCTTATTCAAACGCATTGTACAATCCACACTCTGGACATAATGCAAGTGCTGGTGGTATTTTGTCAACAACAGGTTTTAAAGTATCAGGAGATACAACAAACATTTATTTTTTTGATGATGATGGTGCAGGAACAATTAGAAGATATTATCTAGTTGGTTCAGTTAGAACATACGTTGATAATTCTGCTGGTACTATAGATTACAGCGCTGGTACTTTATCAATTAATTCAGTTAATATTACAAGTATAGAAAATATAAGAGGTTCAGCTTCGACAGTTGTTGAATGTACTGTTGTTCCTAATTCAAATGACATAGTGCCTGTAAGAAATCAAGTTATTAACATTGATGTAGCTAACAGTTCATTTACGGTGACTGCTGACACTCTTGTAGGCGGTTCTGCTAATGCTGGTGTTGGTTACACAACAACATCTAGTTATTAGTAATGGCAGACTTTAAAGATAAAATATCTCATATAATAAAACATCAAGTACCAGAATTTGTACTTGAAGATCATCCTTATTTTTTAGATTTTGTAAAAGAGTATTACAAATTTTTAGAGTGTGCTGAAATAAAATTAACCGACATTGGAACACCTAATTCTTTATTATTAGAAAATCAAACAACAAATATAAACCGATTAGTTCTTAACGCTACAAATAGACAAAAAAGAGATGACGGTGATAATTTATTATTAGAAGATTCAACTATAGGTGATTTTATAAATGGTGAGATTATTACAGGTTCTACATCAGGCGCTACAACAACAGTTTTAATAGAAGACATAGACGCCAACAGTAGATTGTTTGTTTCACATGATAATAAATTTGAAGAGGGTGAAACTATTACAGGTTCAACTTCAGGTGCAACTGCAACAATATCAACTTATAGAGCAAATCCAGTTCAAAACATACAACAACTTTTAGACTATCCTGATCCAGATAAAGTTATACAAAGTTTTTTAACTAAATTTAGAAATGCTTTTTTACAATCTATACCTGAAACTTTAACAACGGGTTTAGATAAAAGAAAATTAATAAAAAATGTTAAGTCATTATATAGAGCAAAAGGAACTAAAAGAGCTTCAGAAATATTTTTTAGATTGTTATTTAATGAAAATGCCAATTTAACTTTTCCTAAAGATAATATGTTAAGAGTATCTGATGGTAAATGGGATACTCAAAAAGTTTTAAGATGTACTGAAGTAGGTACCTCAGACGCTTTGAATTTAATAGGTCAAACAATTACACAAGCAAATAATCCTGGTGACGCTGGTATTAATCTTGCAACAGCAATAGTAGAAAATGTATTTAAGTTTTCTATTGGTGGTGAAACTATTGTTGAAATAGTTTTAAATGAAGATAGTATCGTAGGTACTTTTGTGTCAGGTCAAAATATTACAGGCGTTGATAATACTAATGAAGACTCATTGGTAACTTGTACTTTAGAAGGAAGTATTGCGACAAAAACAATTACAAATGATGGTGTATATTATAACGTAGGTGATCAGTTAGTAATAACTGGTGGTGGTAATGGTGCTGTAATGACTATTGACGCTGTAGGTTCTGGTCCTATTACTGAAATTTTTGTTGACTCAGGAGGTTCTAATTATGAAATAGGTGATACAGTCAATTTTAGTTCAAGTAATGCAACAGCTAAAGTTTCTGTTGTAAATGGTGGTATAGGAACTGAAGAAGGAACAAGTGGTGCAACAGATGGTACAGATCATATTATATTAGAAGATGAAACAGTTAGAGGTGACCCATATACAGGTAATAAAATAGTACAAGAGACAGATACAGGCACTGGTGATATAACAGACGTTAGAATTATTAATGGTGGTGATTACTCATCATTACCAAGTTTAACAATTACATCTACTAGTGGTTCTGGTGCTTCTATTTTTGCAAGTGGATCAGAAATTGGTAAAGTTCAAAAAATTAAAACAACTGAATTAGGTGCTAACTACGCAGACTCACCAAGTCCACCAACATTAACATTACCTACTTACTTGCTATTAAGAAGTAGATCAGGTGCATTTACAGTTGGCGAAACAATTTCAGGACTAGACGCAAGTTCAACTGTGGTTACTGCCACTGTGGTTTCATTAGACACAAATACAAATGTTTTAAAATGTTCAGGTGCAAATGGAATTTTTGCAGCTGACACAGTTATAACAGGTGGTACATCAGCTGTCACTGCAACAATTCAACAAGTAGATCAAGCAACTGCAACATCAACAGTGGCTGTAGTTGTAGATACAGATGGTGCATATATTAACCAAGATGGTCACGTATCAGAAACATCTATGGTTATACAAGATAGTTTATTGTACCAAGATTATTCATACATTATTCAAGTTGGTCGTTCTATTAATGACTGGAGAGATACGTACAAGAAAACTTTACACTCTGCTGGTTTTTACTTTCAAGGTGAGGTAGATATTCAAACTCAACTTGATATGAGAATTAGAAATGTGACAGGTCTTAATACTAATGTCACTGAAGAAATACTTGGAGTTATTAGAACAGTATTTACAACAATACTTGGTAGAAGACTTGGTACTGTTGATGACGGAACAACATTAAGATCAAATCCATTATTAGGTGTTGCAGCTGATTTAGATGACAGTACAAGTGAACACTTCCCAGCAAATACAAGAGATTTGACTTTAAGAAGAGCATTTACTATTGGACCAATGAGAATAAAACATCTTACATCAATTAGAAGTAATACATCTAGTTATGGTGTACCAGTTGCAGGACCTACATTAAAAGGAATTAATCATAGATTAATGGGTGGTTATATGTCAACTCAATATACAATTGATGATATAACAAATTTAAGACTAATGGGAACTTTAAATTCAGATATAGATGGAGAATTAAATAATCTATCAGATTTTGAATTTAAATTAAAACACTCTTTAGCAATACCTGCTGAGGTATTTCAAGTTTCTGGTGATAGTTTTGATGAAACATTTACTTTCTTTGATACTACCACAACAACTTTTGATAAGGCGTAGTTATGATTATAAATAGTAATAAAATTGAAGTAGTTGTAAACGATAAAGTATTATCTGAAGAAGAATACGAATTAACAGATAATGTTTTAACATTTAAAGAAACACCAGATATAGGTGACAAAATAGTAGTTAGGAAAATAGAAGATAATGGGTAAACAAACAATCAATGTAGGAACTACAGCCAATGACGGAACGGGTAGTACTATACGAGTTGGTGGTCAAATAACAAATTCAAATTTTACTGAATTGTATAATGGTCTAGGTGATGGTTCAACTATATCATTTGACCTTAACACTCAATCACCTACTGATGGACAAGCATTAGTATATAACGCATCCTCTGGTAAGTTTAGACCAGGTACTGCAACTGCAACCTCAACATTTACAGTTGCTGGTGATGGTGGTTCAAATCAAACTATTACAACAGGTGTAGATACTTTAACAATTCAAGGTGGTGTTGGTATAACAACTGCTGGTGTTGCAACTGACATTTTATCTGTTGCTATAGATGGTACGGTAACTACACTTACAGGTTCACAAACTTTAACAAACAAAAATTTAACTGCAAGTACAAACACATTTAATCCTATTACTTTTGTTGATGACAGTTCTACTGCTTCAACTATTGGTCTAGGCGAAACTTTAAAAGTTTCAGGTGGTACTGGATTAACTTCAGCAGTTTCAGGTGACACATTAACATTAAATTTAGATAATACTGCTGTTAGTGCAGCCGTTTATGGTAGTTCAACAGCTGTGCCTGTTATTACTGTTGACGCTCAAGGTAGAATTACAAATGCCACAACAGCAAACATTTCTACAGATTTAAGTATCGTAGATGATAGTTCAACAGCTGCAACAATTTCACTTTTAAGTGACACATTAAAAGTTGCTGGTGGTCTTGGTATCACTTCATCTATTTCAGGTGATACACTTACAATAGGACAAGACACTGCTTTTGCAAGTAGTTATTTAAATGCTGTTGCGACAATTGATGTAACCAATAGTGGTGCTTCTGCTTTTTTATTTAATTCACATTATAGTGGAAATAATCCTACGTTATATTTTAAACCAGGTATAACATACTCATTTAATTTAAATGTATCAGGTCACCCATTTCATTTACAAACAGTTTCAGGCGCTTATAGTTCAGGTGACGCATATTCAACAGGATTAACACACGTTGCAACAGACGGTACAGTATCAACAGGTGCAAGTGCATTAAATAAACAAACAGGAACATTATTTTATGAAGTTCCAACTGCGACAAATACTACTATTTACTATGTTTGTCAAAATCATTCTGCTATGCAAGGTAAGATAGTTATAGGTAATATAACAGACAGATCAAATACAGGTGACGGTTCAACGACTGCATTTACTATAAATAGTGGTAGAACAGTTGATGATTTAATTGTTATTGTAAACGGTATAACTTTAGTTCCAACAGACGATTATACTGTATCAGGAACAACTTTAACATTTGAAACTGCTCCAGCAAGTAGTGCTGAAATAGTAATAAGGTATCTATAATGGGAAATATAACAAGAACATTTGCAAATAATATAACTGCTAACGGCGTAAGCGCTGTTGCACCAGGAACAGTTGCACCTGAAGATACAACAACAGGCACACTAGGTATTTCAGCAGTTAGCTCAGATCCACCATCGCCTAGTTTTGGTGAAGTATGGTTAAGAACAGACTTAAAAAAAATTAAAACATATTTATTAGGTACTGCAGCTTGGGCAAGTGGTACATCAATGCCTTACGGATTTACTGGTGGTAATAATGGCGGCCCATTTAATGCAACATGGCATACTTCTGGATATGGTTCTCACCCTAAAACAGGTGGTGATAACGGTGCTAGAGGTTACGATCATTTATTTTGGAATGGTACTTCATGGTCAATACAAACAGATTATCCTTATCCTAACTCAGGTGCTTTTGGATTTGGTACGCAAGATACTCATATGTGTGGTGGAGGTCACGGTGTGGCTTCAGTATCACCAACACAAGCATTAGCAGGTGGTAGTTATACAGGAACACAAGCAACTTATCAATGGGCAGGTTCACCTGGTTCATGGAGTTCAGAGGCAAACTTACCAACCTCTAATTCTGGAGTAGATACTCAAGGTGCTGGGGCACCAACATCAGACTTTATGTTGATGTATGGTTGGACACCAGCAGGTAATGGTAACCAAACTACAGTATTTACATATAATGGTACTGCATGGGCTTCTGGAACAAATGCACCAAGAGGTGGAAGTGCTAAAAGTTCAGGTGGCGCATCTAGTAGTGATGTGTATTCAGTTGGTGGTGGTTCACCAGGTAATCAATCAGAATACTGGAATGGCTCTGCTTGGGCAGTAGGACCTACTTTAAATACGGCAGTTCCAGAGGGTCGTGCAAGTGAAACTTTAAAATATAATGCTAGTAATGGTAACGCTCTATCAATAAATGCCCCTAATGGTAACACAGAAATTTGGAATGGTACTGCATGGGCAAATGATGTAGATGTTCCTGGTTCACCTTTTCCTAATCAGTTAACAGGTGGTGCTGGCGCAGGTGCAAGTACAGGATTAGCATTTGCCGGTGGTACTCCACCATATCCAGCAAGTTCGGTTTATAACTATACAGGTGCTGTTAATGCACCACACGAAATACCAGCGTTTGCTGCTTCGTAATAAATAACTAATATGGCAAAAAAATATTATATAGCAAATAGAAAACAAACAGAGTTTATAACAACTAAAGACAAAACTGATGGCCTTGACATACAAGGTTTTGGTGGTGATGTTTGGGTTGTTGAAGATAATTCTGCTGGTACAGCATGGGCAAGTAGAGTAAATGCTGTAGAAAAAACAAAAGCAGAATGTCAAACATTATTAAATAATTCAATTACAACATCACAGTCAGCATATGACGCAATGGATGATATATACAAAGGATACCCAAACAACAGACCTACTAGTATAACATTACCATAAATATAATATATTAAGGAGATATAATGCCAAGTGAATTTGAAAAAAGACCATTAACAACATACGAAGAACCAACAGTACCAGCCGAAGAAGATTTATCAATGTGTTTGTCACCAGAGGACACAAAAACTTTCTATGCCTTAAAAGGTGAAATGAAAGAGAGTTGGGAAAAAAGACAAATTTACAGAACCGAAGTTGAAATGAGAATAGGTGTTTTAGAGGACTTTAGACATCCAACACCTAGTGCAAAATATTGGCAAGCTGTTAGAGAAATGTCTCACTATTATGAAAATGTTGTAAATGGTTATTTTGAATATAAAAGAAATGAAATAGAAATTAAAAAAATAGAAAGACAAATTAAAGAAGAAAAAGATGTTTTAGAAAAAGAATTACTAAACATATCTAAACAAGAATTATTTTTTAAAAGAGCGACTTTGCAACAACATCAAAAAGATCGTATTAGAGAATTAAGATTATGGTCTAAAATTAAAGCAGAATTAAAAGAAGAAAATCCTAATTTAGAAACTGAAGATGTTAATGAGTCTCAAAAAATATCTTTACCTTTAGAATTACAACAAAGATTTAGATTTTTAAAACATAGTCCAGATGTAGGTGGTGCTAAAAATGCAGCTGCACAAATAGAAACTGCTGAAAGATTAAAACGTGAAGGTAAGTTAGAACCTAAGAATTTATTAAAAAATGATAAAAAGCATAAAAAACTTTCTAAGTAAAGACGAGTTAAAGTTATCAGTCGCATACTGGAATATAAAAAAACATACACTTAAACCATGTCCTCAAGTACCTGGTTCATTTTCAGATTATTCAGATACACTAGGAGAAACAATTTTAATTGCAAAACAAAAACTTGTTGAAAAATATGCAGGTGAAAAACTATTACCTACATATACTTTTACAAGAGTGTATAAAAAAGGTAATACTTTAGAAAAACATTTTGATAGACCTAGTTGCGAAGTTTCAGTATCTATTAACTTTTATGCAGATAAAGAATGGCCATTAAAATTTAAAAAACTTGAATATGAAAGAGGACCAGTAGATAAAAAAGCAAAAATACAAAGTCTTATTACAAAACCAGGTGACGCTGTTGTTTACGAAGGTATGCAATATGAACACTGGAGAGACGCATACGAAGGTGAGGAATGTGTACAAATTTTTACTCACTATGTAAGAGCAAATGGTCAGTATAAATTATTTAATAGAGACGGAAGAAAAGATCATAATGAATCTACAAATGAAAGGGTAAAAAGAATATGGGGATAAGATTCACAGAACCAAGATGGAAATCATTAATTGTTAGAACAAACACGCCAATATTTACACCTGAACAATGTGATGATATTATAAGATTAGGACAAAGATATACTCCTGAAGTTGCTAAAGTCGGCACTGAAAATATTGATGATAAAAAGAAAAAGGGTGGTACAATTGACAAAAAGAAAAGAATAACACAAATTACTTGGATTCCATTTAACGATCCTAACGCAATGCCTATGTATAGTCTTGTTGAAAATGCAATGAATAGAGTCAATACAAATCATTTTGGATATGATTTTCCACAATTAACAGAATTTGCACAGTTTACTCATTACCCAAAAGGCGCATTTTACGATTGGCATATGGATAGTGAAGTTCATTTTGTTGATGAACCTTTAGTAAGAAAAATATCAATGACAGTTCTTTTAAATGATCCTAAAGAATTTAAAGGGGGAGAATTACAATTTTTAGATGATGATAAAGATAAAACAAATAATGATTTAAAAAGAGGTGAAGCCGTGTTTTTTGCAAGTTATCTACGTCATAGGGTTACTCCAGTTACCCAAGGAGATAGAAAATCTTTAGTAATGTGGTTTGGTGGACCTCCTTTAAAATAGTATAAATATAATTAAATATATGTATTGTTTAAGTAAAACAATATAAATAATAGAATAAGAGAGAAAATAATAACTATGCCAGCAATAGTAACCAACAAGTTTAGAATACACAACCAAGAACAGTTTGTAGAGTCTTTTAGCGAAGCTTCAGCAAATGTGTATTATATGATATTGGGTAGACCCCAAGCATTTGCTACATCTACAAGACCAGATAGTAGAACAGAAAACGAAGGATCAGATAGTGCACCAATCGCTGCACCTGATTCAGTAGATTCAGAATTTTATGCCTTTGATGAGGCACTTGCAGCTAAAAAGATTACAAGTTCAGATGTTTCAATAGTAATACCTAGAAGAAACTGGACAACAGGTACAACTTACGATTACTACAGACACGACTATGGAAGAAGAGTGACTGGCGGAACATCAACTCAAACATCAGATAGTGGCGCTACAAACTTATTTGACGCAACTTATTATGTTGTATCTTCAGCATATAATGTTTATAAGTGTTTAGATAATAACAGTGGTGCAGCTTCAACAGTTGAACCAACAGGAACTTCAACATCTATTTTAACAACAGGTGATGGATACAAGTGGAAATATATGTACACTTTAACAGCAGCTCAACAATCAAATTTCTTATCCACAGACTTTATGGCAGTTGCAACTGATAGTACAGTTTCAGCAGCCGCTGTTGATGGTTCATTAGATATAGTAAAAGTTAAAACTGCTGGTTCAGCATATACAACTTCAGGCGCTGCTTCAACTGGAACAATTACTTCAGTGCCAATAAGAGGTGACGGTTCTTCAGGTGCTTGTACGGTTACAATTTCTTCAGGCGCAATTTCAAGTGTTGCAATAACAACTGCTGGTACTGGATACACTTATGGATATATTAGAAATGCTGATATACTATCGCAAGGTGGTGGTACAGGTTCTGGTGGTGAGTTAGATGTAATTATTGGACCTAAAGGTGGTCACGGTTCTAACGCAATTAAAGAATTAGGTGGTTTCTTTACAATGTTAAACGTCAACTTTGTTGGTGTAGAATCAGGTTCAGGTTCAGATGTAACCGCAGCTAATGATTTTAGAAACATTGCATTAATAAGAGATCCTGACTCTGGTGGTTCTGCTGCTTCTGCAACAACACTAAGAGCAACAAAAGCAATTAGATTTGCAGCTTCTCCAACACCAGGAACATTTACAGTTGACGAAGAAATTAATCAGGCAACTACTGGTGCTGTAGGAAAAGTAGTTGAGTATGACTCAACAAACAGAATTTTATATTATATACAAACACGATTCAATGACGAGGGTGCTGACAGTAATGGTAATTTAACTGCGTTTAGTGGTGCTAATGTGGTTACTGGACAAAGTTCTAGTGCAACAGGTACTCCTGATACAGCTTTTTCTAGTACAGTAAATGGTGCTTCATTTACTTCTGGTTATTCCGCTTCTGAATTAGACTCAGACACAGGTGACATTATGTACCTTGAACAACGTGCTCCTATAACAAGAGCAACTGACCAAACTGAAAATGTCAAACTTGTTGTTGAATTTTAATTTAGAAAAAAGAGGATAATAAATGCCAGCAAAAACTGATTTTAATATCAGTCCCTATTATGACGATTTTACAGAGTCGAAGAAGTTTCATAGAATACTTTTTAGACCTGCATTTGCTGTTCAAGCAAGAGAATTAACACAATCTCAAACTATTATTCAAAATCAAATAGAAAGAGTTGGCGATCACCTTTTCAAACAAGGTGCAATGGTTATTCCTGGTCAAGTTTCTATAGACACTCAATACTATGCTATTAAGTTAACATCTAAATCAGCAAGTTCAATAAATGATTATAATAATTCTACAATAACAGGTGGTACATCTGGTGTAGTTGCTGAAGTTATTGGGGTATCAGCTGATGATGGTACTGATCCAGATACGTTATTTGTTAAATACAATAAATCAGGTACTAACAATACAGATTTAGTTTTTACTGATGGAGAGACAATTACTTCAGACGCAAGTGGCACACCAACTGCTGTTGTAAATACAACTGCTACAGGTTCAGCTGCAGGTGTTCAAGCAGGAGTTTATTACATTAATGGTTATTTTGTTCAAGTTGACGCTGCAACTTTAGTATTAGACAAATATACAAACACACCATCTTATAGAATTGGTTTTACTGCAACAGAATCTTTTGTGACTGCAAATGATGATTCTAGTTTAAATGACAATGCAGCTGGTTCGTCTAATGCAAACGCACCTGGTGCTCACAGATTTAAAATTTTACTAACACTTGCTAAAAAAACATTATCATCTACTGAAGATGATAACTTCTTTGAAGTTGCTAGAGTAGAGTCTGGTACAATTAAAAAAATAGTAAGAGAAACAGAATATGCTGTATTAGAAGACACACTTGCTCGTAGAACACATGACGAGTCTGGCGACTATGTTTTAAATAATCCTGATTTTGATGTAAGAGAACATTTAAGTTCAGGAAATAATAGAGGTATATTTACATCAGGTAATGGTGGTTTAGAAAGTAAACTTGCAATTGGTGTTTCACCTTTTAAAGCTTATGTAAATGGTTATGAGAATACAAATTTAGCAACAACTTTTGTTGCAATAGATAAAGCAAGAGATTTTGATACAGAAAATAATCACAAAACAAGATTTACTTTAGATAATTTTATTAACGTAAACAATGTTTATGGCACTCCAGATGTAGGATTTGTTTCTGGTGATGTAGAGGCTTTTAAAACAGTAAATTTATTTGACACTGCAACAAGTGTAAGAGGTACTCAACAATCAACAGTAGGTACAACTGTTCCTCAAATTGGTAGAGCAAAATCTCGTGGATATGAAACAGTTTCAGCTACTGAGACAGACGATATAAACGCAACAACTTCAATTTATAGACATTATATTTTTGATATAGAATTATTTACACACTTAAATTTGACAACTTCAGTTTCTTATACAACTGGTGAAGTCGTATCAGGCGCAACTTCAGGTGCAACTGGTATTGTTCAAAGTGTGACAGCAACAACATCAACAACAGTTGCTTCTTGTAGTACAACAGCTGCTCCAGATGGTGCTGGTGTATTTACTCAAACTGCTCATGGATTTACAGACGGTCAACAAGTTAATGTATCTGGTGGTTCAATGCAAGTTAACTCAACTGCTTACACTGAAGGTGTTTATACAATTAGAAATACAACAGCAAACACTTTTGAATTATATGATGGTTCTAATCCTGTTGTGGTTACATCTTTTTCATCTTCACCAACTTTTGAACATACAACCTTAGTTTTATCAACTGTTGAAGGCACATTTAGTGCTAGTGAAGTGGTAACAGGACAAACATCAAATGCAACTGCAACTATTCAATCAAATATTTTAGGATTTAATGGTGTAAGAGTAAGAGATATTACAGCTGTTAAACAAATTGGTATGGCAGGTTCTCCTACATACACAGCAGATACAGATTTAACAAACACTTACGGAACAAATGAAACGATTACAGGTAACGTATCAATTGCTAATTCAGACGCTACATTATTTGGTAAAGGTACAAATTTTACAACAGATTTAAAAATCGGAGAATCTATATCATTTACAAATGACGCAGGTACTACAATTACAAAAACAATTAAATATATTGTATCTCAAACAGAATTAGAATTAGATAGTGCTGTAGGTTCAAGTGATGTATCAACAGCTTCTATTTTAACTAGAAGAAGAGCAAAACTACAGAATTCAGATAATAATGTTTCTGTATTTAAGTTACCATACCAAACAGTTAAGACATTAAAAACAACTGCTAATAGTGGTGCAACTGATACTAACTTTAATGTTAGAAGACAGTTTACTGCTACGTTATCATCAAATGGTGACGCTACAATTACTGCAGGAACAAATGAAACTTTTGCCTCTTTAGCAAGTGACGATTTTACAGTTTCAATTATGACAACAGGCGCTGGTTCTACAGGTGCTGTTGGTGATGTATTAAACTTATCTGGTAATAACCACGAAGGTGATTCTATTTTTACATTAACTGGTTCACCTACAGGTAAAACTTTAACTTTAGATTTTGGTGCAAACTTTAATGGTCACAAAATTAAAATACTTGCTACTGTTCAAAGATCAGTTGCAGGTTCAAAAACAAAAACTGCAAATACAAGTCAAACAGTTCAAATTACTTCTCAAACAACAATTGAAAGTGGAACAATTGGTTTAGGTAAGGCAGATGTTTATCAAATAAACAATGTTTATATGTCTGCTGACTTTAGTACAAACGCTACTTCTAGTGATACAGATATTGCAAGTAGATTTGAATTAGATACAGGACAAAGAGACAACTACTATGACATTGGTAGATTAAAATTAAAACCAGGTGCAATAAGACCAACTGGTAGACTACTAGTAAACTTCAATTTCTTTTCACATGGTGCAGGTGACTACTTTGATGTTGACTCATATTCAGGTATTGTAGATTACACAGCAATACCAAGTTATACTTCAGACACTTCTGGTGAAAGATTTGAATTAAGAGATTGTTTAGATTTTAGACCTAGAGTTGATGACGCAAGTACAATTAATTCTGGTTCAAATGATAGAAGTTATGACGGTACTGGTGCTTCAACAGTTGACTTTGTACAATTTGGTTCAGACGTGACTTCAGATTTTGAATATTATTTAAATAGAATAGACAAAATCTTTATGACAAGAGAAGGACAACTAAAAGCTATTGCAGGCGCTTCTGCTTTAAATCCGTTAGAACCTGGCAATTTAGATGGTCACTTACTACTTGCTACTCTACAAATTCCTAGTTATACTTTAGATACCAGAGACGTAATTATAGAAAAAGAAGACAATATCAGATACACTATGAGAGATATTGGTAGATTAGAAAGTAGAATTAAAAACTTAGAATACTACACACAATTAACTTTATTAGAGGCAGACGCACAGTCTTTACAGATACAAGACGCTGATGGTTTTGACAGATTTAAAAATGGTTTCGTTGTTGATAACTTTACTGGTCACAATGTTGGTGATGTAGGTAATAATGATTACAAATTATCAATTGATAGAGGAAGAGGTGAGGCAAGAACACCTTTTAACGAAGATGTTGTTGCTTTAGAAGAAATAGATGACGACTTAACTGCAATAGTGGCAGCAGATAGAACAGCTGCAAACTATCAAAAAACTGGCGATTTAATTACTTTACCATATACTGAGTCAACTTTAATTTCTCAACCTTACGCTACTAAAACAGAAAATTTAAATCCATTTTTAGTATTTGACTGGATTGGTAACATTGAATTAGATCCACCAGTTGATGAATGGAAAGAAACAAGAGTTGCACCAGAAGTTGTTGTAAACATAAACGGTACTTTTGATAACCTTGTTAGAGATAGAGGATTAGATAACGCAAGTACAACAGAAATACCTGTTGGTACCGAGTGGAATGAATGGCAAGATCAATGGTCAGGTAATCCTAGAACGTCACAAAGTTGGCAAGGTAATGCCTTAGTTTCAACTACAAATAGAGACGTTGTACAAACTCGTGCTGGCATTAGAACAACAATTATTCCACAAACAATAAGACAAAGTTTAGGTAATAGAGTTGTATCAGTTAACTTTGTTCCATTTATTAGAAGTAGAACAATTACATTTACTGCAAGAGGAATGAGACCTAATACTAGAGTACATCCGTTCTTTGATAATATAGATATATCAACTTATGTGACACCAGACGGTGGCGCTTTGGGTGGTAATGTTGTCACAGACGCAAATGGTTCCGTCACAGGTACTTTTGCAATACCTGATCCAAATACTGCGTCTAATCCAAGATGGAGAACAGGTAAAAGAGTATTCAGGTTAACAAGTTCATCTACAAACAGCACAGATAATACAGCAGTTGCTACATCAGCAGAAGCTGATTATGACGCAAAAGGATTATTAGAAACAACGCAAGAAGCTATTGTTTCAACAAGAGAAGCTAGAACAGTTAGAACAACAACAACTGAAACTAGAAGAACAACAAGATCAACTAGAAATATTGTAAGAATAGTAAACAATGAACCTGACAATAATGGCGGTGGTGGTGGAGACCCATTAGCACAATCATTTATTATAGATCAGGAAGATGGAGTTTTTATTACAAGTGTTAACGCTTACTTTGCTACTAAGTCAAGCACGATACCTGTAAGAGCAGAAATTAGAACGATGGATAATGGTTACCCATCAACAAAAATTCTACCTTTTGCTCAAAAATATTTAAATCCAAGTTCAGTAAATACAAGTACAGACGGATCAACTGCGACAACATTTACTTTTGACTCGCCAGTTTATTTACAAGAAGGAAGAGAATATGTGATAGTTTTATATTCTGACTCAACTGATTATACTGCGTATGTGGCAAGATTAGGTGATACAGTTATTAATGGAGATAGAACAGTATCTAAACAACCAAATATTGGAGTATTATTTAAATCAGCAAATAATAGAACATGGTCACCAGATCAGATGGAAGATTTAAAATTTGATTTAAAACAGGCAAGATTTGATATAACTTCTTCTGGTACTTTAACATTATCAAATGCTACTTTACCAACAAAAACATTAGACTCAAATCCAATTAGAACATTTAATGGTTCAGGAGTTATAAGAGTATTCCACAAAAACCATGGTATGCACAGTTCAACTGATAATGTGACTATTGCAGGACTTGCTTCTGGAACATACAATGGTATTGCTCATAGTGATATTAACGGAACATACACATCAATTTCTAACATAACTTTAGATAGTTATGATATTACAACTTCAGGTACTGCAACTGCAACAGGTGACATTGGTGGTTCATCTGTCACTGCAACACAAAATAGATTATTTGATGTTTTACAATTACAAATAGGTCACGTAGTACATCCAGATACAGCAATTTCAAGTACAATTAGAACAACAACAGGTAAATCTGTACATGGTTCTGAAACTGCGTTTACTTTAGACGCTGCAACGGCTGCTAATAATACAGTTCTTGGAGACAATATTTACTTTACAGTTCCAAGAATGGTTGCAAGTGGTATAAATGAAACAAACGAAATGTCAGGTTCTAAATCTTTTGTTGCTAATTTAACTTTAAGTTCATCAAATGCTAATTTATCTCCTGTAATTGATTTACAAAGGGTTAATGTTTTTGCAATATCAAACAGATTAAATAATCCAACTGTATCTTCAACTGATACTTTTACAGGTGACGGATCAACAGTTGCATTTACACTTTCTGGAACACCATCAAGTGTTCATTTATTAAGTATCAAAAAAGATGGTAAAAAATTAACACCAGTTGTTGACTTTACTGTTTCTGGAACAACTTTAACTTTAGGAACTGCACCTGCAAGTAATTCAAAAGTAATTGCAAAAATAACAAATACAGTAGATTACGAAGATGATACTGCTACTGAAGGCGGCTCAAGTGCTGGTTCATATATAACTAAACCAATTAATCTTGCAAATGCTTCAACAGCCTTAGATGTAAGAGTTGCGGCTAGTGTTAGATCAACATCATCAATTAAAATGTTTTACAGATTATCTGGTGGTGAAGAAACAAGAAGAATAGAAGACATTCCATATACACCATTTAATTCAGATGGTACTTCAGATACAACTGTTGCACCATCAGATGGTGACGTTGTTTTAGATACAGATTTTAAAGAATATCAATTTACAACTTCAGGTGAACACGATTTTACAACATTCCAAATTAAAATTGTGTTTACAGGAACTAACTCAGCTTACACTGCAAGAATAAAAGATTTAAGGGCAATTGCACTGGCGGTATAATATGGCAAAAGTTAAAGTTGATGGACATACTGATTTATTAAGAGATACTAAAACAAATGCAATAATTAACAGCTCTACAAGTGCTTATTCAATTTATATGAAAAATTATAAAAGTAGAGAAAAAAATAATGATATGTTGAGAAATACTGTTAAAGAAATAAATAGTATTAAAAACGAAATGAAAGAAATTAAAAGTTTACTAACAAAGGTATTAGACAAATAAAATGGCTGTAAGAAGTGTAGCAACAACAAGTACAATAAACGGGTTTAGAACCACGTTTAACGATTTAGGTACAGATGTAGGTGATTTAACAACTCTTAATACATCTCATAAGTCAAGTATTGTTGGTGCAATTAATGAAACATTATCTTCAACTGCCTCTTTCTTTTTAAGAGACGCAACATCTTCAATACAAGAATTATCAACAGGAGACACTTTAAATGTTATAGGTGCTGCCAATGAGATTACAGCAGTAGTGTCTGCAACTGATACATTAACAATCGGTTTAGCCGATACAGTATCAGGATTAACAAGTATTAGTGCTGCCACACTGACAGACGGTACGGCTTCACTTAATAGTGGTTCATTAAGTAGTATTGTAAATATTACTGGTTCTGGGACTGCAAATTTTACAACAGATGTACAAGTAAATAGTGTGTCTGTTGCAACAAAACCCTTTGCGATAGCACAATCTATAGCATTAGGGTAAAAACTAATATAAATAAATATAAGGTAACATAACAATGGCTAACGATTTTAAAAGATTTGCAAAACCCAATGTAGGAACGAGTACTGGTGCGTCAGGAGACGCTGTGTACACTGTACCTGCAGGTGCTGGTTCAACTGCATTAGAATCAATCATTATCGGTATTTCAATCTGTAATAAAAATGCTTCTGAAAGAACGGTCGGTATCTTTTTAGATAACGAAGACGGTTCAAATGACGCATACATTGTTAACGGATTAAAAGTACCTGGTAATACTACAGTTGAAATAATGCAAGGTAACAAAATTGTTGTTCAAAACGATGGTTCAAATGCTGATGTAATCAGAGCAGAAGCTTCTGCTGGTTCATCTATTGATGTTGTACTATCGGTTTTAGAAGACGTATAATAGAGGATTATTATGGCAGTTAAGACATTAGTCCCAAGTGGGTCAAAGGCTAATAACTCACCACAAAATGGTGCTAAATCATTGACACCAAATGGTGATACGTATGTTCAACTGTCAAACCCAGCATTTGACGCAAGTGCTGAGGGAGAAACAAGACAAGTAAGAAGTCACGGTTATTGGACTAAAAAAGTAGGAACGGATATTTAATGGTTAGATATATTAGAGGAAAAGACGCACCAACAGAAATTAACGTAAGAGAATTTACAGGTGATGGTTCAACCTTAACATCAACGGTCACGCAAGGTATGACAGTTGATAAAATTTTGGTTACAGAAAATGGAGTTTTACAAAAACCTACTTCCGATTACACTATTTCAGGAACAACAATTACTTTTGCAGCTGCACCTGAAACTGGAGTACAAGTTTTAATTAGAGAATTGCCAATTTAAGGATAAATAGTAGTATGACAACTAAAATAACAAATGCAAATATTACAACAAGAACCATAGAAGCAGATAAAGTAAAATCTAATGTATTAACAGCTGACGAAATTGCAAATAATGCTGTAACCTCAAACGAAATTAATGATGGTGCTATTGTTAACGCTGATGTAAGTCCTTCAGCTGCAATCGGTATTTCAAAAATTGACGGTGCTGCTAGTTCATCAGACTTAAATAAAATTAAAGACAATATTGGTCTATTAGGTTTTAAAATGGCTGTTAATGAAAGTTTAACAGTTTTCAATTTTGTTGATGGTGTTGTTGACGAGTTCCATGATGAATCAGGAACTGAAGAAACTGCAAGTTCTAATGATAGATACAATGCTACAAACGATTTCTACATCAACTCTACACAGGATGATGGTCAATCATCTCCAATGGCAACATTTGCAGGCGGATTTTTATTTGAAAATCATTCTGGTACGGTAACAGAACCAGATACTTCAACTGCACAAACTGTTCACCCACAATCATATCAACCTTTAGGAATGCACTATACAGACGCAACTTACACAGTTGATCCATCTGTATCTACGGTCACAGTAAAAGGCTGGGGTGGTGGAGGACGAGGTCCTTATAACCAACCTGCATTTATGAGAGGAACTGGTGGTGGTGGAGGTCACGTTTCTGGTGACTTAACGGTTACTGCTGGTCAAACACTTTACATTGGAGTAGGAACAGATAATCAAACAACATCTTCTCCTGCACCTTTACTTGGTCCTGGTAACCCATGGCCAAATTCAAACCCAATGTCAAACGATCATCCTAGATCAGGAATTTATCAATATTTTCCAGACTCTGCTAACCCAGGTGGTTGGGGACAAAGACATACAGGACAAGGTCACTTTGGTGGCGGTGGATCAATGTCATATGTATCTGTAGGTCCTGCAGAAATAGATTGGGAAAATACAGGAAATACTTTTGGGGTTACAACTAACTCCGTACCTCAAGTTGCTGGGGCTGCTCCACCTTATACAGGCGGACAAAGAATGAATTACACACCTATATCACCACAAATCGCATTTGTTGCTGGAGGTGGTGGAGGTGCAAATGGTTCACAACCATTAGGTACACCAACAAGAAATGGTGGTGCTGGTGGAGGACTAACTGGAGAAGCTGCAGGTGCTGGAGAACAAACTTCTAGTGGACCAAACGGTGGTGGTGGAGGTGACCAAGAACAAGCTGGGTTAAGACACCCAAGTGCTGGTACTTCACCTGATAGTAATGAACCTGAAAGATTTATGTTTACCGAACAAGCTGGGGCTGGTATGGGATGGTTTGCTGGCGGTGGCGGTGGTGGTCAAATGGGTAACCACGGTGCATGGGCAGGTGGTGGAGGTTCATCATATTATGGACACCCACAGGTTTCTTCTGGTGCTACAACAGCAGGTTCAACAACAAGTGTTGCTGATTCTGCCGATCCTGTATATCAACCAGGTGTTGGTAATGGCACAAACTACTGGAATACATCACAAGGTGGTTATGTCTTTATTACTGCAACAGGATTTAATGCTGCTAGTACAACATCAACTGATATAGTTTCACAACCTTTTACAGCTCAAACTGCACCTACAAGTGCTAGAATTGTAGTATTTGAAGAAAACGTAGATACACCTACTTTAAATACAGACATTATTGCTAGAGTAAGTAGAGACGGTGGTTCAAATTACTCACAGGCTACTTTATCTGATAGTGGTTATGTGACAGGTTCAAGTGGACAAAGAATTTTAACAGGTACTGCTGACGTATCTGGTCAACCATCTGGTACAAATATGAGATGGAAATTAGAATTAAGAAACAATACTGTTAAGATACACGGTGTATCTCTTCAGTGGGCTTAATACAAACTACTAAATAATACATTATGACATTTGATTTTAAAAAATACATACCTACTCAGTTTAAGTTTCCTAAAAAACCAAACGACAGTTATGAGTACATGAATGTCAATCAGGTGCGTTGGAAAGAATTACTTAAACAACACAAAGAAGATCCTGCAAAAGTCACAAAAGAAAGACTTGAAAAATTCCGTGCAAAATGGATGGAAACTGAAGAAGATAGATTTAAAAGATGGGAACAACAATTTCATCAAAAACATTTAGAAGAAAGATTATTAAGAGATTACTCTACATTTAAAGACAACCCAAAAGATTATTTACGAAAAGCAATGGATTTAGGCTCTAGAGGTATAGGTCAATTTACAAAATGGTGGTGGACTAAACCTAAAAAGTCTGTAGGTGCAGGTAAACTTGTTCAAAGCCCTATAACAGGTAAATGGTCGCAACAATATAAACCTCATAAAAGTCGAAAAATTAGAGATTGGTTAAAGGCTGCTGAAAGAGGAGATGTCTTTAGAGGCTCATTAAATCCAAATGGCATACCAATTAAGTTGAATGAACCAACTGAAGAAATGAAATATATTCATGGCGAAGCAACACGTAAAAGAGAAATGATAAAATGGAGATGGTTTTTAAAAGAAACAAACTTTATGGGAAGTAAAGATGATAAGAAAAGAAAAATGATGTGGGATGACCCAATAGTAGGTTTCTGGAAAACTATGGATATACAGCATTAACGCTTGACATTTTATTAAGAAAGTGATACAATATTAATATGAGTGAAAATACCCAAAAACAAGTACCTCTTACTTCTACAAAACAATTAGAAACTATTAGACTTAACAATACCTTTTGTTCAATTATACACACCGATATTTTAAGTAGTAAACAGTGTGATTTAATTACAAAAGAAATAGTACCTGAGTTATGGGTAGATGTTAATGCTAAAGGTGATTTAATTAAAAATATTAGACAACAACCTTTACCTATTAACACAGATGGTTGGCCTTTAACACATATTTTAGCAGGATTAAAAGAGGCAGACAAAGAAAAATTTAAGTTTGATCTAAGAGGATTTTTAGAAAATGACGCACCTACTTTATGGGAATATTCTAAAGGTAGTCATTATGATTTACATATAGATATAGGTAATAACTTTCCTACAAGAAAATTAAGTTTTATAGTTCAATTATCAGACTCAAAAGATTATGAGGGTGGTGATATAGAATTTTTAAATAGTAAAACAGATAAAGAACAACTAAGAAAAAAAGGTAAGTTAATTATTTTTCCTTCTTTCATAACACACAAAATTACTAAAATAACTAAAGGCACTAGACACGCTATAGTTGGATGGGTTCATGGTCCTACTTTCTTTTAAAAATGCCTACAATTACAGATAACTCTCGTATAGATAATTTATTTGGTGTAAAAATATTTTACAAAATACTTCCTAATTTAGAAGAAGAAAATAAAAAAATAATTAACAGACTTTATCTTATTAAAAAAAATGATCCTAAAGGTGTTAATAGATCAAATCAATTAGGTTGGCATAGTCATACAGACTTAATGCAATTTCCCGAATTAGATGAATTTAAAAAACATCTTAACTTTACTTTAGGTGAAATATTTACATATTACGATTACAAACATGGTTATAAATTAGAATTAGATACTTGTTGGGGTAATATTAATCCTAAATACGGTTTTAATACAACACACTCTCATCCAAGTTGTTTATGGTCAGGTGTTTATTATTTACAGGTTCCTGAAAACTGTGGAAATATATATTTTGTAGATCCAATTAAACCTAGAATACATTATGGCGCACAATATAATAACGAAAATAGTGAGTTAGCGTCAACATCTATTTTCTATAAACCACAAGTTAGTAAGTTAATTATTTTTCCTGCATACTTAGAACACTTTGTTAGACCCAACTTATCAGACACAGATAGAATATCTTTATCTTTTAACATAAGACTAAACGAATATAAATAGTCTAATAGGAGATAGATATGGCAGTAACCGTAAAAACGGCAGAAAATTTTTCAATAGATCAAGGTGCAGATTTCAGTAGGACTTTAACAGTCACAACTGATGGCACAACAGCATACGACATATCAGGTTTAACTTTACAGGCACAAATGAGAAAATCTTTTGCGTCTTCAACTGCGTCAGCTACGTTTACTTGTACAATAGTCTCAGGTTCAGATGGCACATATAAATTAACTCTAACAGATACAGTGACAGCTGCTTTAGATGACGGCAGATACTTATATGATGTTGAATTAATACTTGCAGATTCAACTATAGAAAAAGTACATCACGGTATTATTACTGTTAATCCAGAGGCAACAAAAATTTAATGACTAAAAAGAAAACAGGACTAGAAAGTTTTTTTACTGATATTTCAGGTGTTGACTTTGTTGCAAAACTAGACGAAGAAAAAAAACAAAAAGAATTACAAAAGAAAAAACAAATAGAAGAGGCTGCTGAAAAACAAAGAAAAATTATTGTTGAACAAAAAGAAAAAGATAAAAAAAGAAAATTAAATGAAACAAAAAAATTATCAGTATTAGAAGATTTATTTGGCATACAAGAATTTAAAGAACAAATCAAAGAAACAATTGAAACTAACGCAAAAACTATAAATCAAAAATCACCAGCAGAAGAGAAAAAACTTTTAGAATCATTAGGAGATTTATATGGTTCTTTAACAGAATTTGCCAAAAAGAAACCTGTTAAGAAAAAAGAATATGTTAGAGAATATAAAGATCCTCAATTAGGTAGTATTAAAGAAGGTGAATTTAAACCTCATAGAGTACAAACTTTATTTAATAATAATCTTGTAGATAAAGTAAATCAAATTGTAGAAAAAGATGAGAAACCTTATTGGCAATTAGGTATTGGTGAAAGTTTACCTGCAACTGAACATCACGTTAATACAAATCAAGTATATGAATTATTAACAAAACGTGCAAATCAAATTAGAGAGCAAATTGAAACTAACGCTAATATGTCACTTGAAGAGTTGACACAAAGTTTCAATAAATTTAAACAATTAACAAGTTTACAATTACAATCTATCGGTGGTGGTGGTTCTGTAAGAATATCTGAAATGGATGATGTTGATACATCAGCACAACAAGATGGATATGCTTTAAAATATAATGCAAGTACAGGACAATATGACTTTGGTGAAGTTGCAAGTGATCTAACTGCTGTTGATCAAAATATTATACCAGACGCTGACGGTACTAGAGATATTGGTTCAACTGCAAAAGCATTTAACAATGGATATTTTAAAAATGTTTATGTAGAAGGAACTACATTAGAAGTAGATACAGATACAACATTAAAAGGCAGTACAACAATTGGTGTGACTAGTGTTGACTCAACTGAAGACACACTTACAATTAACGCAAAAATTAATTCTAGTTTAGAACCATTAACAACACTTACACATGATATAGGTTCTCCTAATAGAAGATGGAGAGACATATATCTATCAGGTAATACAATTGACCTTGCAGGTGCAACTATATCAGGAGATGGTACAGGTGCAATTACAATATCTGCTACAGGTGCAACTTTACCTGTTGGTTCAAAAGTAGGTACGGCTTCAATTGCAGCCTCAGACGCAAAAACAGGAGTAGTGACTAAAACAGTGCCTCTATTTACACAGGCAGGTGGTTTATCAACTGCAGCAACTACATTTACTATGGCTGCAGGTTCTTCAAATGCCTCAGTATTTACTGCATTTACAAAGGCAAACGGTACCGCACAAAGTAAATTTGAATTGTTTAGTTTTTAATAAAGAAAGGTTATAAATATAGTTATGAGTTCAAAAGTCCCTATAAGAACAGTATTCGACGGAGAAGGAAACGCAACAGGTTTAGCAGAATATCAATCTGGTGAATTTATACCTCTAACACATGGTGGTATAGGTGCCTCATTATCTATTGGTAGTGCTGGTCAAGTATTAAAAGTAAACTCAGGTGCTACTGCATTAGAATTTGGCTCAGTAGAAGCAGTTATTAATATTGATGGTGCAACTGATTTAACAAGTCAAACATTAGTAGATAACGATCAACTTATTGCTTCTGATGGAGGCACTGAGGGTAGAATTAGATTATCTCAAATTAAGACTTATATTACGACTTCAAGTTTAGACATTACAGGTTCTTTAAGTATTAATAGTGCTGAAGTATCAACTAAACCATTTGCAATTGCACAAGCAATAGCACTTGGTTAATCTTATAAATATACCTGAAAACGAGGTATATTGATGGCAACCCCAGCTACAAGAGAACAGTTAAAACAATACGCATTACGAACATTAGGTAAGCCTGTAATTGAAATTAACGTAGATGACGCACAATTAGAAGATAGACTTGATGAAGCTCTACAATATTTTGCTCAATATCACTACGATGGTGTTGAAAGAGTATATTTAAAATATCAATTTACAGAAGCAGACAAAACAAGATTAACCTCAAACACGTCTGAAACAGTCACTAAAAATTCAGAAAGCACAACTTTTAAAACTCAAAACAATTATTTAATTGTACCTGAAGGTGTATTAGCAGTTAACAGAATTTTTAATCTTTCAGACAAAAGTAATTTAAATTTATTTGATGTAAGATACCAATTAAGATTAAATGACTTGTATGATTTTTCTTCAACAAGTATTATTCACTATGATATGGTATTAAGACATTTAGATTTTTTAGACCATATTTTAGTTGGTGAAAAACCTTTAAGATTTAATCAACACAATAATAGATTATATATTGATATGGATTGGACTAATGATTTAACAGTTGGTGAGTATCTAGTAATAGAGTGTTATAGAAAATTAGATCCAAGTGTTATGACAGATGTATTTAATGATATATTTTTAAAAAGATATGTCACAGCTTTGTTTAAAAAACAATGGGGTGCTAACTTATCTAAATTTAATGGTGTTGCAATGATTGGTGGAGTGACACTTAATGGGCAACAAATTTATTCAGAAGCGCTACAGGATGTTGAAAAACTAGAACAAGAAATTAGAGGAACATACGAAACGCCTGTAACCTACATGATAGGATAATCACATGGCAGTAAATCATTATTTTCAAGGTGGTGATGGTATAGGAAACACCGCCGAAAAAAGATTACATGAAAATTTAATTATTGAAGGTCTAAAAATATATGGCCATGATGTTTACTATTTACCAAGAACATTAGTTAACCAAGACTTAGTATTAGGTGAAGATGTATCTAGTAAATTTACATCTTCTTATCTAATAGAAATGTATATGGAAACAACTGAAGGTTTCCAAGGCGAACAAGAATTAGTATCTAAATTTGGTTTAGAGATTAGAGAAGATACAACATTTACAGTTGCAAAAAGACGTTGGGCAGACTCAGTAGATGATCCTGCAACATTAATAAAAGGTGGTAGACCTAATGAGGGTGACTTAATTTACTTCCCTCTAATGAATAGTTTTTTTGAAATACAGTTTGTTGAAGACCAAGAGCCGTTCTTTCAATTAGGTAATCTACCTGTTTATAAATTAAGATGTACTAGATTTGAATATGCGTCTGAAAAAATTGATACAAATGTTTCTGATATTAATAAACTAGAAGACAACTTATCAGTAGATCAATTAAATCATCAATTTAGTTTAGAAACTGCAACAGATGGTGGTACTGGTGCAATATTACTTGAGTCATTAACTGGTGAAGTTAATTACTTAATTAATGAAGATTACAATATACAAACACAAACAAGAGATTATGCTGACAATAGTACATACGAATCAGACGCAGGTTTTGGCACAACAAGTACAGCAGATGACATATTAGACTTTACAGAAAGAAACCCTTTTGGTGAAGTAGATGAAGGATTTTAATGTTCGGAAAACATTTTTACCATGAAAGTTTAAGAAAAATTGTAGTAGCATTTGGTACTATCTTTAATAATATTGTTATACACAGAAAAGATAGTAGTGGTAATGTTATACAATCATTAAAGGTACCACTTGCATATTCACCTAAAGAAAAGTTTTTAACAAGATTAGAACAACAATCAAGTTTAGATAATAGAGAAGTTGCAATAACTTTGCCTCGTATGGGTTTTGAAATTGCAGGTCTTAATTATGACCCAACTCGTAAATTACAAAGACTTGGTAGATTTAAGGCAGTTAGAAGTGATCGTAGTGATGTAATGGATTATCAATACAATCCTGTGCCTTATAATATATCGTTTAACTTATATTCATTTACAGCAACTGCTGAAGGTGGATTACAAATTGTTGAACAAATATTACCATACTTTCAACCAGATTATACTATAACAGTAAATGCAATACCAACTATGGGTGTTAAACGAGACGTGCCTGTAGTTTTAAACAGTGTTAATTACGAAGATACTTACGATGGTTCATTTACAACAAGACGAGCAGTAAATTACACTATGAATTTTACTGCAAAAACATATTTGTATGGTCCTGTTTATGCGAAAAGAGTTATCAAAGAAACACAGGCAGATAGTTATACAGATACAGAAAATAATCCAAAAAGAGAACAAAGAATTATTGTTGTTCCTAATCCTACAAGTGCTGACGCAAATGATGACTTCGGGTTTACAACAACAATAACTAACTTTACAGACTCTAAAAACTATAATCCTGAGACTGATACAGACGAATAAATACTAATATATTATTATGAAAAAAAACTTTGTTATTTTAGGTGGTGGTACAGCAGGCTGGTTCACAGCTTTGTTTATCAAAAAAGTTAGGCCTAACGATAATGTATCTTTAATAGAAAGTACTAAAATTGGTACAATAGGTGTAGGTGAAGCTACAACACCTAATATAATAAACTTTTTTCATTATCTAGGTATTTCTAAAGAAGAAGTAATCAAAAACACAAACGGAACAATCAAAAATGGTATCAGTTTTGAAAACTGGAATGGTGATGGTAAAAAATATTTTCATGCCTTTTATGAACATCTAACTGATTTTAAACTTGACCCTATATTTTCACACGATTGTTTTGAATTTTATTTAAAAAATTTAATTGCACAAAATAAAAACTTAGATGATTATCAGTATTCATCTTTACTTTCATATCAAAATAAAGTAGATGACAAAAACATTTCTTACGCATTACATTTTGACGCAGGTATGTTGGCTGAGTTTTTAAAGAAAAAAGCATTAGAAAGAGGTATTACACACATTGACGCTGAGTTTGAAAGTTTAACTACAAATGATAAAAATGATATTACAAGTATTACATTAAATAACAAACAAACAGTTAATTTAGATTTTATTTTTGATTGTTCAGGTATGGCAAGAAAAATTATAGGTGAACATTATAAACAAAAATGGATATCCTATAGAGATCATTTGCCTATGAAAAAGGCAATCATAATACCAAAAGAAAAAGAAGATTTATTTCCTTACACAAAAGCGATTGCTTTAAAACACGGATGGGTTTTTGAAATACCTTTACAACATAGAGTAGGTAGAGGATATATTTTTGACTCAGATTATATCAATGAAGAACAAGCACTTAAAGAAGTTGAAGAACATTACAATGAGAAAATAGAAGTAAAAAAAGTAATAGATTTTGACGCAGGTAGATTTAAAGATGTATGGATTAATAACTGTATTGCTATAGGTTTATCATCTACTTTTATAGAGCCATTAGAATCAACTTCATTGTTTTTAACAATAGAACAATTATTAGCATTAAATCATTTTCAAAATACTTGGTTTGAAAATAATAAACACGATAGAGAATTGTATAATGAATTGTGTAGTAAAAATATGCAAGAGACTTTAAATTTTGTTTACCTACATTACATCACTAAAAGAAAAGACAGTCAATTTTGGATTGACTTTCCTAATAAACATAAACCACCTAAAGGTTATGAAGAGAAGATAAAACTTTTAAAAGAAAATAATTTTAGACATTTTGATATTTTAGATTTTAAAGTGACTGCAAGTTTTAGAATGACAAGTTATATTCAAGTGGCACGTGGTTTAGATGTTGCTACAAAACCTATTAATGTTAAAAATTTTGAAAACATTAGTCCTTCTATTGATGAATATAAAAAATTAATTGAATATCATGCTAAATACGCACCTACAATGGCTGAGTATTTAACAAAACTATAAATACTCCTATGGGTATTAATGATAAAATAAATGAAGTTTTAGGTATTCCAACAGTAGAAAATATTAAAAACTTACCAGAAAAAAAATCTACTCCTGCTGTACCAAGAGTTGAAGATAAGAAAAAAGAAGATATTGACAACGATTACAAATACAGTAGAGAAAACTACTATAACTTGATTGAGCGTGGCCAAGACGCAATACAAGGTATATTAGATATTGCTCAGGAAAGTCAACACCCAAGAGCATATGAAGTTGCTGGTAATCTAATTAAACAAGTTGCTGATACAGTAGATAAATTACAAGACTTGCAAGGTAAACTTAAAACTTTAAAAGAAGTTCCTAATAAAGCAAATACTAATATTAAACAAGCATTATTTGTAGGTTCTTCAAAAGAATTACATAACCTTTTAAAGAATAAAAATAAAGAAGTGCAAAGTAATGAAGATAAAAGTTTTGAAGGCAAAGTTATCACACCCACAGAAACAGACGTTTCTGATAAGTGAACTAAAGTACATTAAAAAAAGACCTTGGCCATCTTTAATGCAAGGCGAAACAATGCAAGAACCAATACAGATTATAAAACATTACATAAGCGATCAACCTAGAAAAGGTGCAGGTGGTGTTGAATATGTTGAAAAAAAATATTCTGTTAAAAAAGGTAGCAGTAGAATTAATGCAGCCTTATTAAAAGGTTATAACGCAATAGAAGGCATAATAGTAGAATCTTATGAGTGAAAATTATTTAGGTAATCCTAATTTATTTAAAGCAAATACGCAACAGCAATACACCGAAGAGCAAGTAAGAGAAATTGCAAAGTGTATGGAAGACCCTATTTACTTTATTAAAACATATACAAAGATTGTAAACATAGATGATGGTTTAGTGCCTTTTGAAATGTATAAGTTTCAGGAAAAGATGGTAGACACTTTTCATAACAACAGATTTTCTATTTGTAAACTACCAAGACAATCAGGTAAGTCAACTACTATCA